TCGAATATCTGCCACGGATTAGCGTGAAGCGAGATGATTAGATCATCGCCGAGCCATTTGTCCAGCAGATACCCATATGCCAGCGGGCCTTTTAATGGAACAACGCCACCACCGCGCTGCCAACCGATGCGAAGAGACGCTATAGATGTTCCAGGGACTAGAACCGAATTAATGGAGGACTGCTTTATCCCATTACGAAACCAAGCGTGCTCACCTCCTGTTTTCCACCTAACTGCGCCGTGCCAAAACTGCCCGGCTGTCCAGCCACCAAGGCTAGTAGCCCCGCCATATCCATTTATGGAGAAAAACAGGGTATCCGTGCCAGACTGAAAAATCGTCCAGCCATTTGCGCCGGATACACAGTCGATCAATCCTCGGAAGTTATCAACCGATGTAAATATCCCGCCCCAAAGGAACGTAAATTCCTGAGTTGGGATAGACGCGGTGCCGTAATCGAGATAGTTGTCCGTACCGTTGAATACAATGCCAGAACCAATAGGCGTTGTGGCAAACGTTGGCGCAGTGCCGCCCACAGTTGGTTGAGCTATTAGCGCCCCGGCGTTCCTGGCCCACTGGGCAGCATCGCCATACCCTATTACTTGCGCCGAACTCCCGACTATAGCCGGATGATCTGTATTTATCCTTGCCGGATAAAGCGGTTGATTCTGAAGTAACGGCATTACGAAACCGTGGTGAGCTCGCTTAGGAACGCCTCAACGGTTACGGCTTGTCCTGTGTTACCAGTAAATTCGACTTCAAGACACATAACTTCTGGTCCGATCGGATAGGCGACTTCGAGAACCGCAGAGTTACCAGTTCCGGGGCCAACAGGAGCATAAAGCGTTTTCCAATCCGTTCCAGCAGACGCTGCAGTAGGAAGCGATGTGTTATGGGCAATTAAGACGCGCACTGTACATTGCACAGTCGGGCCTGTTGCCCCGTTTGTAATCTTGCATGTCAGGCGACTTGGACCTTGCGCACTAGTAAGCAACAACGTTCCGCGAGTCGTTGAGCCAGCAGCATTAGAAGCGCTAGCTACTAAAGTACGTGCTGTTTTAGTCAGAGCCATGCTTAGTTACCGTTAGCAAAGACGTTGACTGCAGCATTTACAGCAGTCTGGACTGTTGCATCATCAGCGCCAGTAATCTGAGAAAGGGCAGCAGCCTTATTTTGAGCAAGAACGGGCCACATCATCTTCGCTCCCGCGGCGGCCGTGTCATCAAACACATCCTTGGCCCACAAAAGCCGATTAGCATGGTTATCGACAGCATCAGATTCGGTCATGATTGTAGTGGCTGCAACGACACAAGCCATCCGAACCTTGTTTAAGAGTGCAGTATTGCCAGCAGCGGATAGTAATTCGTCATAAGTTGCCATCAGGCATTACCCTCGGTGAGAACAAAACTGCTCACGCTGACAGGCTGAGTCGCAACTATGCTGGTAGTCGTCAGGTTAAGATCAGAGCCGCTCGTCCCCACACTTCCATCGAGCACATGAGTTGTGCCGTCAGACTTGACGATACGGAACCAAGTAGCTGTTCCAGTAGCATTAGCGCTGGAATCCTGAGTAATCGAGTTAAGCGTCAGAACGCCACCAGACGCGCCAGGAGCGAACGTAGCGTTACAGGTAAGCTCAGCTAACAAAGTAGTTGCTGTGCCGCCTGTAGCCGGTCTGGTGCCATCGTAAATACGCAGTAAAGCACTACCGCCAGCCGCCGTAGTAATTGCATCCATCCGCGCATTGCGGATTGCTGTGCTATAAGCTATTGCCATTATTTAATCCTTTTGCGGCATCGCGCCGCCAGTGCCTTCCATTTTCTGTCCGGAAATAAAAACAGCCCCATGGTTAGGGGCTGTCTGGTTACTTGGCTTCTTGAGCCTCGTTCTTCTGGCTTTCGGCTTTTGACCGCTTGCCTTCCACTTCTACCGCAATGCCACGCTTTATCCAGTGATCTGCGGCGTCATCACGCAACGATTGCGTTGAGCCTTCCTTGAATTCCTCTCCTGAACTGGATTTAGCCGCGGAGAGAAACTTCACGGACCTCATGCGACCACCTGGACAACCGATGTCGGGTCAAGGTCTGTGACCGGCTTGTGGCGCGGATCAATGCCGAGAACGATGGCCGCCCCGTCCGATGTTGCCGTTCCAACCGTTACCACCAGCTTGACGAAAGGCTTGGTGGGATAGTTGGATTGTGACGGATCGAAATTCATCACGGCCTGCTTGTTGTCGCCAGAGGCCTTGACGATCTGGGTCAGGGCAGTGATGTTCGAATCCTGCGGGTTGTTGCCGGACGAATCATCAGCCTGCACCCATTTCGCGTCGACTGTAGCCGATGCCCCGAGCGTACCAGTCGAGATGACGCCCATCAGTTGATTGTAGAGACGGGTATCGACCCATCCAGAGCTTTTCGCGCCAGCGGTCAATGCACCGGGAGCCACAACAGCCGCGATGGCAATGTTTTCGCTTCCTTTTGAACTCATGATCTTTTCCTCGAAAATTGGTTAAGCGGGGACAGGCCCCGCTATGAATTAGCTGCCGGTACGAGCCGCCAGAGTTGCGAAGAAGCCACGGCTTACGCCGCCCGACTGGAACGGAGTGATCTTGCTGTTCCACCACGGCTGTCCGCCGACACGCAATACGAACCGGAAAGCAGTGATGTCGTAGTCGAAGAAGATGTGAATGGACATATCCATCCGGATGCCACCAGACTTCACTACAGAGAGGTAGTTCTTCAGGTCACCGAAGATGATGTCACCTTGATCACCGAGAACCGGCAGCGCTTCGCTAACCACTATTTCCTTGCCCATGAGCGTCCCATAGGGAGAAGCAGAAAGCCCACCAGGAGGAAGGTAAACAGGAACCGCAGTACCGGTACCAGGGAATTGCATCGCCAGCAATTGCGCTTCAGCATCAGGCGTCATGAACCACTTGGCGCTCTTGCGAGCAACCGGAGTAACGGCAGTCCACAGCTTGGTGATATTGGTGAAATTGATCGTGTCGGCGGTCTGACTGGTTTCGCCATTCACGATAACCGTGCCCGCCGATTGCAGGATTCCCAGAGGCATGCCAACTCCGGTGCCGTTGAAAATCGCATCGTTCAACTTGAAGGCGATTTTTTCAGGAGCCTTGCGTTGCACGTAGCTGCCCATTGCGGGAGCATCTTCCAGCAGTTCATCGGTCAGAGGGACCAAGGCAATGATCTTGTTCGCCTTGACAGTCTTTTCCACGAGTTGCGGTTTGGATTGCGTCTTTTGCCCACCTTCCGATTCCCAATAAGCCTGAATGCCGCCGCTTGTTTGCCAGGGGGTGGTCTCGTCCGCGGGGAAGGTTATGCTGTTGCCGGATGTGATTTGCTGGTCTGTCATGTTCAACAGAGAGTCTTCTCCCATGACCTTTTGCACGATTGTGCTGCGAAAATCCGGAGGAACAGCAAAGCCGCCATCGGCGCCAGCGCCTTCCGAACCATAAGAGGTCGGAGCGTTGGCGATCAAGCGAGGATCAGGCGCGGCCCCTTTGGCAGACGATGAAACGACCGCGCTCAGGTAATCAGCCATGGAGCGGAAGCCCCACTTGTTCGCGTCCTTGTGGTCACGAAGCTGAGGCTCGGGGCGGTAGGCCTTGCGTTGCGGCTGCCCTTCATCCTGCACTTCGGGATTCGTCTTGCGACCCGCCGGAGCAGAAACCTTGGCATTCAGTTCTTCCAGTTGCTTCCGGCGCTCGATGTCGGCCTCGACTGCAGCGAACGAAGCGAATATCTCGCTCATTTCCTTCTGTTCATCAGCAGTCAGATCGCGCTTTTCTGCGTCCGCGCGAGCTTGAATACTGTTGCCTGCAGTGTTGAGTTCGATCAGTTTGTTTTGGAGATTCTCCAGCGTTTCGGCGTCGTTAAAAATCATCGCCAAAGCCAGCATTTCAAACATGCAAATGTTCATTTTTCTTCCTTTAGAAAATAAAAAAGCCGCTCTAGGCGGCTGGACTGGTTTGAAAAGGGCTGGCCCTTTTATTTGCCGGAGCTGGCTC